GATGAAGGACCCGGAGACTCAGGCGGTCCGGGAACGCTACGGCAAGGAGCTGTTCGGGCAGATCACCGTGGAACTGCGGGCGAATCGGGCGGCGGACTGCGAACGCGGCTGCGAAACGGCCACCGAGGTGCTGCTGGGCGGGCTTCCGGAGGGAGTCCGCACCGGGGAACTTACCTGGGAGGCCATTTGCTGGGAGAAGACCACGGGAATGTTCCTGCGGCGGGGCGTTCTGGAATGCAGGGCCCTGTTTCTGGCGGAGAGCGCCGTGGAGTCCGGAGAATTTCTGGACTTCCGACTGAAAGGAGTTATGAGCGAGTGAGTGAGATGAGACATGAGCGGCCGGGGGTCTACTCGGTGTATGACGCGTCCAGCGTGACATCCGCGGGACGGGCGGCCAAACGGATCGGCGTGGCGGCTCTGGCTGTTAAGGGAACGGCCAATACAGCGGTGACACTGACCGGTTATGGTGCCGGTGTGGAGGTCTTTGGTGAGGACGGCGCTGACACGCCGGGCATGAGCACACTTTTGAAGCTGCTGTTTGCCAACGGCGCATCCACGGTCTGTGCGGTGCGGGTGGACACCGGCGCGGATCTGGAGGCCTATCAGGCGGCGTTTGCGGCCCTGACGGGCTGCGATGTACAGGTGGTGGTGTGCGACAGCAGCGAGCTGACCATCCAGAAGGCACTGAAAACCGCCGTGGAAACGGCATCTGCGGCCAGAGGGGAGCGGATCGGCGTCATCGGCGGCAGCGGAGATACGGCGGCGCAGTTGGTGACCAGGGCGGAGGCCATCAACAGTGAGCGAATGGTACTGGTTGGCCCGGATATGAAGGATGAGAGCGGCAAAGCCCTTTCCGGTGTGTTTGCCGCGGCGGCGGTGGCAGGTGCTATTGCCTGCGGCGCGGACCCGGCAGTACCCCTGAACGGGGCGGAGCTGTACGGCATCGGCGGTTTACAGAGCGTTTGCAGTGACAATGACATTGACCTGCTGGTTCAAGGCGGCGTAACGCCACTGGAGGACGTAGGGGGCGTGGTATCCCCGGTGCGGGGCATCACTACCCGGACAAAAACCGGCAGCGCCGCCGACAGTACCTGGCGGGAACTGACAACCGTCCTGATTGCCGACGATGTGATTCCTGCGGTGCGGTCTGCTCTGCGGAGCAAGTTTGCCAGAGCCAAGAACACCGCTCAGGGCCGGGGGGCTATCCGGGCACAGACCATTGTGGAACTGGAAAAGAAAAAGGACGCACAGATCATCGAAAGTTACGGCGAGGTGGCGGTGACGGCCGCAGCGGACGATCCGACGGTGTGTCTGGTGGAGTTCAGCTTTGCTGTGGCACATGGGTTGAACCAGATCCGCCTGACGGTGCATCTGACGGTTTAAGGAGGGACGGATATGAAGGGATTTCCCACCAGTGCGGACATTTATCTGGAATTGGACGGGCGGAAGATCGCCGTGGTGCAGAGCTACCGGGCCAAGGCAGCCAAGTCCAGCAAGAATATCGAGGCCTTCGGCGAGAGTGAGCCGGTGGCAACCATTGAGGGGCAGAAGAGCTATACCGTGGAGCTGACCCGGCTGTACGCCACGGATACGGCCATTTCCGACGGCATCGACTTCTATAATCTCACGGATTTCTCTCTTGTGATCTGCAAGCCGGACCGCAAGGTCATTTACAGCGGCTGTGAGTGGAGCGGCATTCAGGAGGACGGGGAGCTGAACGCCACCGTGGCGGAACGGGTGACGCTGACGGCGGCCCGGCGCATCGAGACTACCGCATGAGGACAGTGGACGCTCTGAAGCCGCTGACAGCGGGGGAGTTGCTGGAGCTGTGGCGGTACTATCGGGAGAGGGTGGAAGATCCGCTGGAACGGACGCTACTATGCAACGCCGCCATTCTGCGGGATAGCTGCTATTGTCAGGGAGAAGCGATTTACGGAGATGAGCTGGAGGTCTTGCGGGACCTGACGCCCGGCGAAATGGAAGACCTTCTGCTGCGGCTGGCGGAGGGAGAAGCGCTGCCGGAGGAGCGAGGCGGCACCTTCGACCTTCAGCGGTTTGCGGATATGAAGGGGGAATGAGCCGGTGGACTATTTATGGGAGCTGCGGCGCCGCCAGCAGGCAGCGCTAAACCGTCTGCTGACCGGCAGTCCCTCCAAAGAGGAGACCACGGCGGAGGAGGAAGTTCTCCGCCGTGCTGCGGAGGGGGCTGAGAAAGCGCCTGCTGGACAGGAGAAGGGGATCTCCCGTCCAACGGCGGAACAGGGAAAGCTGATTGGTCAGGCGGAAAGCGGTGAAGCACTGTCATCGGCAAAGCGGAAAGCGTGGGACAGAGCGGAAGCTGATGACAGACTGCTGGATGGGCTGACGGCGCAGGCAGAAGAATTTCAACAGGCCCGCCGGGCGGATGCCCTTTGGCGGAGTGAGACGTTTTCTACGGGGACCCTGCCGGGGTTGCTGATGGCGGAAGGAAGCAGGGCGGCGATGGAGGTGGAGGACATCTCCCGGGCTGTTCAGCGGGACGCACGGCGGTATGACGGCGGATTTACCATGTTTTAAGAGGGAGGAATGGCATGAGATTATCCTCCATGCGCTATAAAAATTACACCTGGCCCCACAATCCGGAGACCTTTGTAGTGGAATACCGGCGGCAGATGGCGGCCCATAAGGTACCCTTTGGCGGCTGCGTTTTGCAGGATCTGGGCGTAAATTGCCGGATTCTACGGGGCGAGGGCGAGTTTGCGGGGCCGGGGGCCTATGAGGAATTCAAGGCGCTGGCGGCGGTGTTTCAGGAACCGGGAGCGGGGATGCTGACGCATCCCGTGTGGCGGACGGACCGGGCGTATTTCGTCTCCCTGTCCGTGACGGAGGAGCCACGGCCGGACTATGTACGGTACAGCTTTGCGTTCTGGGAGGATGACAGCGGCTATGATGGTGGTTTGACGGAAAACAATGATGGCAGGACGTGGCCGGGGAACAGTCTGGCAACGTCTGATGGGAGCGGCGGAGCCGGGCGGGTGTACACCGTGAAGCGGGGGGATACCCTGTGGGGCATTGCCCGGCGCTATGGCGTGACCTTGAGCAGCCTGATCGCTGCCAATCCACAGATCAAAAATCCCAATCTCATTTATCCGGGGAATGAGGTGAGGCTGCCGTGACAGGACGGATCTTTACGGCAGACCATCATGTCTATGATCTGCCGCCGCTGCTGAGTTGGAACGTGAGACATACGGGGACGGTGCCCTGCGACAGCTGGTCCGTGACGGCGGTGTATCAGCCGGAAATGCTGACAGTGCTGCGAATGGCGGCGGGTTTCGCCGCCATTGAGAATGGAATGACACAGTTACGGGGAATCGTGGACGAATATACCGTGGAACTGGGCAGCAGAGGGATGACGGTGACACTGTCCGGCCGGGGATACGCCGCACGGTTGTTGGATAACGAGTCCCGGCCTGTGACCTATGAGCAGGTGACGCTGCGGGAATTGGTCCGCTGTCACGCGGAGCCTTATGGCATTTCCTGCGGGGCTGCGGCGGATCTGAGGTCCACGGTGCCCTATATCGCCGGGGCGGGAATCAGCCAATGGAAGGTGATTTCGGAGTTTTGCCGGACCTATGGAGGCTTCCTGCCTCGGTTTGCCAAAACCGGAGAGCTGCTGGCAACACCGGAACAGGACAGCGGAAAGAGAATCATCCTTGACAGCGGCAGTCCGGTGCTGAATTGCCGGATCCGGGAGGATCACTACGGCGTGCTGACGGAGGCGCTGGTCATCGACAAGCGGCAGAATGTCAGCTACTCTGTGAAAAATCCGGAGATGATCGCCAAGGGCGGCCAGTGCCGCCGGGTGATCTATACGCCGGGGCGGAGCACCTGGGATGCCATGCGCTATACGGGAGAATACCAGATCCAACAATCCAAAAAGGAGGAGCAGGCGGTGACGGTAACGCTGCCGGGGAGCTTTGACGCATTTCCGGGGGATCGGGTGACGGTGAGACTGGAAAAGCTGGGCCTTACCGGAAATTACCGGGTGGCGGAGACGGAAAACCGGTTTTCCGCCAGAGAAGGAGCCGTGATGATCTGGACA